GGTTATCTAAGGGGTATATGAAAGATGGACCCGCACGTGTTCATCCGAATCTATTAGTCGGAGCCGGATGTATGCTTACACCTGAATTTGTAGCCAAACATGAAATTACTCACATTATTAACTGTGCGTCGGATTGTGATTCTCCAGAGTGGATCCCTGAATCGTTTGAAACGAACTACACTTGCTTACATGCCGTGGATTCGTTTGAGAGCGACATCACTCTTTGGTACGACAGTTTTGAAACAACATTGCGCTCGTTTTTGAGATCCACCGAATGTAAAACAGTGTACATACACTGCCAAGCTGGGATCAATCGGAGTGCCTACTTAACACTCCTATTCTGCTGTTATCGCCTTCATTACAATTTTGATTCAACGTGTAAGGCAATTCTCACACAACGTCCGTGTGCCTTTACAAACCATGTGTATTACACTCAGGTCAAAACATACATCAAAAATCGTGCGTATTAAGAATAATGGCAGACTTGGGTGCTAATCCTGTATGGTCTAATTTAGATAATTCGCAATCCGATACGCTGGGTCCAAGCTATAGTTACTCGGATAACATTCCGGGTCCCAATTCTCTTGGAGTTGGAAGTGCTGGTTCGATGAGCCAGCTTACCAATAACGTCAACGCTGCGAATCAGTACATCAAAATTATGATTACAGGCGATCCTCCATTGGGCAATCAGTATTATGTGAACACGGGAGGAGCTTGTACGGCTCCAGATGGTTCCACACAATCGCGATACAACTACATCAACAACAAATCTGTGGGAGCTGATTTGGTTCCACAGGGATTAAACGATTTGTCTTTTATTTCCAAAGATTTGAATGGGTTAATTCCTGGAATTGTTGGAGACCTGGAAGGATTGAATCCAATATACCTTTTTAAATCACTGGTTGCTGACGGAACTCCACAATGCCAATGTTATCAGTGTGCGGTAACTTCTGGATCTCCCTACAATTTTTTGACACCCGAATTGAGCCCCGATTTTGATACAAATTTGTGTAAGCAGGTAGATACGTCTTTATGTAAATCATCCGGAACTGAATCGTTCACAAATTGGAGAACGGCACGCATGTCGTCACTTCCTACAGTCGTTGCCTTTCTTGGAATTCTTCTTTTGACATTTTCAGGTAAATGAATTTGAAAACTTAAATGGACACGGTATTTCGTATAAAGAAGGGAAGAGAAACAACCCGAACAAAGCAGAATGAAATCATGACAGGGACTCTTGATTCCATTCACCAAACGATTGTTTCAACTATAAAATATCAGGCCACAAATTTGGATTCCCTGAAAGAACAAATTTCCGAATTGGAATCCGAAATTGTAAGCCTTGAACAATCTACAGATTTGAACGATATCCTGAAATGCTCAAAACTTCGAGATGAGCTGAAAGATTTTAAACAGAAATACGAAGAAGAATTCGCACTTGAAAAGTATTACATCAAAAATGCGGATATCATGCTGAAGTATTATGGAACAAATGAGAAAACACAAGTTGTTACTACAAACGCGGCCGATCAAAATACGTTCCTGAAATACTTGAATTCTTCAAATGTTACAGCGGATATACCCAATCACTCAAAGAAGCATTTGTACGAAGAGTACACGACTCGTATGAAGATTAATACCGGTCATGAAATAGCAGAACAGAAAGACGCTGCGACCGAGCATTGTGGAAATTGTAACATCGCACGTGAAGAAAATTCTGAAGAAGGTATCCTAGTTTGCCCTAATTGTGGTTCGGAAGAATATATGATGGTCGTTTCTGACTTTCCATCCTTTCGCGATCCCCCCAAAGAACGAAACAATTATGCGTACAAAAAGATTAACCACCTGAATGAGATCCTAAACCAATTTCAAGCCAAGGAATCCACAATTATCCCGGACGAAGTCATGAACGAAGTAATTTGTGAAGTCAAGAAACGACGAATCATGAATATAGCAGAAATGACTGAAAAAGACATTCGTGAAATACTTAAAAAGATCAATCGCAGTAAATACTACGAACATGCCACCCACATCCTATCAAGACTTAACGGAAATCCGCCTCCCACTATCACTCCCGAAATCGAAGAAAAAATACGAGCCATGTTTCAGGACATACAGGCTCCTTTCTTGCTTTACTGCCCTGACGATCGTACCAATTTTCTTTCTTATTCGTACATATTGTACAAGTTCTTCGAACTACTGGAATTAGACGAGTACAAAATTTATTTTCCGCTCCTCAAAAGTCGTGATCGCCTAATCGCACACGACCAAATTTGGAAAAAGATTTGCGATTACCTAAAGTGGGAATTCCTACCTTCTACATAATTATTTCATTGCGAAATTTAATTGCTTCTTCTAATGTTTTTCTTCTTCCATAATTAGTTGTTTTACCATTTTTGGTTAAAGATATTTTATATGATTTATGACTTTCATCCCAACAAATACCTTTAGTTTCTCCAAAACAAACACCTCTATTATTTTGATTTTCACTTTTTGTAACCCATCTCAAGTTTTCAAGTCTATTATCTTCAGCATTTCTGTTGATATGATCAACATCGGGCTTATTCTCAGGATTGGGGATAAATGCTAGTGCAACAAGTCTGGATACTCTCTTGTTAATATAATCCGTCTTTGTTTTATATAAACTTACTGATTTATATCCAAGTTTACAACTTGTTTGTTTTAGAATCCATCCTTTTTTTCCTCTAACTCTACCTAAATTTGAAACTTGATATTCTTCAAATTCTGGTATTGACTTCCAGATTTCTTCTTCCATGACATTTATGTAATAGTCAAAAATTGACATTTTTAAATCCATTTTAAAAACGAACTTAGATATTGCTGGTAGTAAATATAACAATAAATATGCCAAAATACACCTGCACTCAAACTGGTCAAACGTTCCGAACAAAAAAGGAGTACACAGCCCATTTGGAAACACTTGTAAAGACTATTCCCAAAGAAGCTGTCCCCAGCGGTCTTCTTGCGATTAGCCTGTTTTCGGGGGCCGGCGGAGATACGTTAGGTATGGAAACCGCAGGGATCACAGTCGTTGCCTTCTCTGAAAACAACAAAGATTGTGTGGCAACTCATAAAGCTCAATTTCCGGAGAGCAAATGGCTGGGAGAATCTGTGAAGGGCGATATTTCCAAGATTACCGACACCGAATTTGAGGCGTACACCGGAAAGATTCATGTGGTATTTGCGGGTTTCCCCTGCCAGGGATTCAGTAACGCCGGAAAGAAGGATGCGGGAGATCCTCGCAACAAGATGTTCCACCAATTCTTGAGAGTGGTCCAAATTGTGAAACCCACCTGGGTCATCGGAGAAAATGTAGCCGGATTGCTTACCAAAAAGACAGATGATGGCAAATCGAAGGTAATTGATGTGATTGTGGAACACTTTACAGAAATTGGGTATCCACTGAAGCACCGTGTTTATGATATGACTACACTGGGAGTTCCCCAATCGAGGAAACGTCTTCTCATGATTGGAAATTGTAAAGGTATTCCCTTTGAAATGCCGGAATTCAAGGAAACCAAACAAGGTATTCGGAACATCGTGGAACCCACCTTGGAAAATGCCTTGGAATGCGATTTGGATCCTCCAGCTGATTGCCTGGTTTCAATCCCAGAAACAGCTGAAATTAGTGGAACACCCCATCCGTACCTAGTCAAAAAATACAACGAAAAGTTGATCTCCTTCAGCAAACGAGATTCTCCAATTCACTCAGAAGTTTTGAACCTCAAAAATCCCTGTAAAACAATTATTTGTGCCTACACATTTCAGCCACGACATTACGTTTGTCTGAGTAAACCCAGTGGTAAAAAGTATATTCGCTGTTTGACAGTTAGCGAACTCGGACAAATTCAGGGATTTCCCAAAGAGTATCCCTTCCGCGGATCTCGTGATGCGGCTATCAAACAAATTGGAAACGCAGTTCCCCCTACTTGTATTCAGAAGGTTGTACAGTCAACAATTCTAAAACACGATTGAACTTTTCTTCAGTGAATTCTTCTGTAAACGTTTCACAGGAATACTGATTTGCGAATCGAACACACTTCCGGAGCGACCCAACTTTTTTATTTTGACGATTACAATCTTTCTTGAATTGGATGAATCTCATCATTTCATCGTCTTCTTCGGTTGTGGGAATATCGTCGCCATATCCAATTAATACATTGTTTTGTGTTTTACTTGGAGACCAGCTGATTACATAAATCAGGCCTTTCTCAAACCAGCCATCATTAAAATAGAAGGTTTTACTGTTTGTATGTTTCAAATCAAACTTGATTGTTTTATCTAATTCTCGGTCATACACTTCAAAATCGGGGCTCTTCTGTGTTCCGTTGGGCTGATATTTGTAACTACTAACTTCAATTGGAATGTCTTTTTTGCGTAGAAACGTGTATCCGTGTTGTTCTAAAATACTCGCAAAACATGCCTCCTGATCTGTTACCTTGTTTCCACTTCCCTGGGCAGCTACATTCCCCTGCGTTTGAAGAAATGCCTGTTTTTCGGTAGCGATTGCCTTCAGTAAATCGGGGTTCTTATGAATTTTTTCAAGTACTGATCGGATCATCTTAAGTTAAAAATTTGATAAACGTTGTTAATCCATTTTACGTAAGTTCGTTAGCGTTAAGTTTTGAATTCCAGGCAAACAGCCATAATCCTGACTTTTCGCATTTGGATACAACCTTAACTGTTAGTCCAACTTTATCACGGTTCATGAGTGTTCGGTTCAAAATTTCAAGTCTACGCATGAGTTCGTCGACTCCAATGTCCAACTCGTTCA